ACGGAGAGATACGGACATTGGTGACCAAGCCGGTCATCGGCGGGTTCGGCTTGAATTGGCAGCACTGCTCCGATATGACGTTCTTCCCGTCGCACAGTTTCGAGCAGTTCTATCAGTCGGTCAGGCGGTGCTGGCGGTACGGTCAGCGGAACCCGGTGCGGGTGTCGGTGATCACGAGCCCGGGCGAGTGCGGCGTCTTGAAGAACTTGAGGCGGAAGTCGAAGGCCGCTGACGGGATGTTCGCCCGGTTGGTTCAGGAGATGAACAGTCCGTTTACGGTGAAGTCGAACGGGAGCGGAGAGAAGAAAGCGAGGATGCCGAAGTGGTTGTGAAAGCCCAGGAAATCGAAGACAACTACGCCGTGTACAACGGGGACTGCTGCGAGGTTCTGCCGGAGCTGCCCGATGAGTCCGTTCACTACACGATCTATTCGCCCCCGTTCTCCGACCTGTACAACTATTCGAGCAGTGAGCGGGACATGAGTAACAGCCTGACGTACGAGCAATTCCTGGAGCATTACGAGTTCTTGGTCGAGGAGAATGCCCGGGTAATGATCTCGGGCAGGCTGGTCTCTGTTCACTGTATGGATTTGAGAGATGGGTCCGGGTTGGTGGACTTTCCCGGGGATATCATTCGGCTGCATCGAAAACACGGATTCGACTATCACAGTCGGCACGTCGTGTGGAAGGAGCCCTTGCGGGTGGCCATTCGGACCAGGAGCCAAGGTTTGATGCACAAACAAATCGTTAAGGACTCCAGTCTGTGCCGCATGGCTTTACCTGACTACGTCTTGACGTTCCGAAAGAAGGGGAAGAACCCCGAGCCGATCCGGCACCCGATCGGACTGACGAGCTATGTCGGCGAGAGGACTGTGCCGTTGGATTTGGCTCGAAGGTTTCGGAATCATAAGAATCCGAAGACCAACAAGCTGTCGCATTGGATTTGGCAGCAGTATGCCTCGGCCTTCTGGGACGACGTCCGAGTGGACCGCGTCTTACCGTACAAGCCAGCGAAGGATCAGGACGACGAGAAGCACGTTTGTCCGCTCCAGTTGGACGTGATCGAGAGGTGCCTCGTCTTGTGGACCAACCCAGGCGATACGGTCTTGACGCCGTTTATGGGAGTCGGGAGCGAGGTGTTCACGGCGGTGGCTTGCGGGCGGAAGGCGATAGGGGTGGAGTTGAAGGAGAACTACTACCGCCAAGCGTTGCGGAACCTCAAGACGCTGCGAAGCAAGAGCCAGTCGAAGGGACTGATGCAATGACCGATGAGCTGTACAAGCGGTACCGTCCCAAGACCTTCAAGCAGGTCTTGGGCCAGCCCCGGGCGGTCGCCTCTCTCCAGCGGTTCCTGGCCGACGGGAGGGTTCCGCACACGATCCTGTTCTCCGGGCCGTCCGGCTGCGGGAAGACGACGCTGGCCCGGCTGATGGCCGACAAGCTGGGCTGCCGGGGGACCGACCTCCAGGAGATCAACGCGGCCGACTTCCGGGGAATCGACAAGGTGAGGCAGATCCGGTCCGAGCGGGATCTCTCGCCGCTCGGTGGGAAGTGCCGGATATACATCGTCGACGAGTGTCACCGGCTGACCGGGGAGGCCCAGGACGGCTTTCTGAAGCTGTTGGAGGACACGCCCGAGTGGCTCTACTTCTTCCTGTGCACGACGGCTCCGAACAAGCTGCTGAAGACCATCCAGACGCGGTCGACCCCGGTCTGGGTGGAGCCGCTGAAGTCCGCCGACATGGAGCGGCTGCTGAAGATCGTGGCGAAGAAGGAGGAAGCCGAGCTGTCCGAGGAGGTGCGGGACCGGATCGTCGACGTCGCCGACGGGAGCCCGCGGATGGCCCTGGTGATCTTGAACCAGGTGATCGGGGAGGAGAACGAGGAGAAGCGGCTGGCCCTGATCCGGGACGCGGACGCGGAGGCCCAGTCGATCGATCTGTGTCGGGTGCTGTTCAAGGGGCGATGGAGGGACGCCGCGAAGGTGCTCAAGGAGCTGGACGGGTTGGACCCGGAGGCGGTGCGGTTGGCCGTGCTCGGGTATGCGTCGAAGGTCCTGCTCGGCTCGGACGGGCAGAACGGGGAGCGGGCGTTCAGGGTGATCGATGCCTTCGGTGACAACTTCTGGAACTCGAAGCGGGCCGGCCTGATCGCGGCCTGCTGGGAGGTTTTCCATCCGGAAGTTTTGAGCTGAGTTCCGATAATAGGGGGAAGGAGGTGGTGCCTGGTGAAGCGAGACGAACGTAGAGCAAAACAGTTGTGACAACTCCCCGGAGGCGTGGACGGCGTGGATACCATGATGGGTATATTCCGGCTAGTAGCCAAAGCAATCTCCCGTCCGCAGCCGGAAGCGAGGCGGGTATATCCGTGCTGTCTGTTCCTGGAGGATAAGCCCGAAGAACTGCCGAGCCAAGCTGGGTTCGAGCCCCGGCCCGGGGAGCTTTGAACTTTGAAAGGAGAACCGATGATGAGCGAAGAAAAGCAAGGCAAGCCAGAGAAGACGGTCATGAAGATGTTGGAGGAGTGTGCGGCACTGGCCCAAGAGGTGGGCGAAGCCGTCGGCTCTTTGGAGGCGGGGTTGGGGTATGGCCTATCTCGGGAGGAACCTGCAAAGGAGGCGGAAGAATCAGAGAAGCAGGAACCGGTCTGCGAGTACGTCGGCGTGATCCGGGGGATTATCGATCGGTTGAGAAAGACCCGAGATTGGATTCGGCGTATCGAGTCTCGATTGCAAGTCTGAGGAGAATCGAATGTCCGACGTGAAATATGACGAGCGAGACCTCCAGATCGACGAATACGCTCTGGAGAAGGAATGGATCAGGCAGCCCAAGCTCCGCCACGCCTACGGGTTGCGGCTGGCCGATGCCCAGAGGGAACTGGACCAAGCCCGGGCCGACCTCGGCCTGGCGAAGTCCTTGCTGGAGAAGACGGCGGGACGACTGAGCAAGGAGATCGCGGCTGACCCGGAGCTGTACGGGCTGAAGAAGACGACCGATCCTGCCATCGCTGGAGCAGTCAAGGTCCACGACGACTACGAGGAGCAGGAGGAGGCGGTCGATGAGGCCAACCGGAAGGTGATCGAGGCCGCCCACCTCGTCCGCGTCTTGGAGGGCGTCGTCGCGGCCCTGAGCGACAAGCGGAAGGCCCTCGAAGGTCTCGTCTCGCTCTTCCTGGCGGACTACTACGGGAAGCCGCGGGCCCCGAAGGGGAAGGAGGAAGAGGTGCGGAACATGATCGACGACTCGACGCGGGAGAGGCAGCGTCGAGCGAAGGCGAAGAAGAGAAGAAGAAGCGAATGAGCTGGTGGATCGCAGTGCTGATCGTCGCGTCTCCCTTCGTCGTCTACGCGGCGGCGAAGCTGGGGGCGATAGGGTTTTTCAGGGGGCGGGAGTGGTATCACAACAACCGAAGAGGAGAACGTGATCATGGCGAAGAGTAGGCGGAAGAAGCGGAAGTATAAGCGGGCGGACGCGAGCCGCTGGGTAAACGAGCCCAGGGGGCAGTCGAGCTTCTACAGGGTCCCGGATGGCGTCTCGGTGTTCTCGCCCAAGGCGGGCCGGTACAGGCTGGACTTCATGAGCTACCTGGCCGGCAAGGGGAATCCGAGGGCCCGTCCTGGAGAACTCTACCACGAGCGGAAGTTCTTCATCCATAAGGACATCGGGGTTAATCAGGATTGGGTCGTCTGCCCCGCGAAGACGTCCGGTCGGCCCTGTCCGATCTGTGAGGCCAGAAGCGAGATGGCGAGGGACCCGGATGCGGATGTGAGTCTTGAAGAGGCTTTGGCTGCGAAGGAGCGGCAGCTCTGGCTCGTGCGGGACCTCGGCGACCCGGACGCCGGCGTTCAGCTCTGGGAGATCAGCTACCACCTCTTCGGCCGAGACCTTCGGGACAAGATCCAGATGGCCGACGAGGAGGATGCGGACCGCTGGCTGAACTTCGCCGACCCGGAGGAGGGGTTAACGGTCCGGGTGGCTTTCAAGCAGTCGGATCGGGGTAAGTGGCTGGACGTGGCCGACCTGGAGTTCCGCGATCGAAAACTGCAGTACGCTGAGGAGGACTGCGAGGAGCATCCCGTCCTCGACGACCTGTTGATCGAGCTGGACTACGATCGGCTCAAGGCGATGTACCTCCAGACAGGGGACGGTGACGACGATGATGAGCCGGAGGAGAAGCCGGAGAAGCCCAAGACGAGGGGCTCCAAGTTGAAGCGGAAGAAGGAGCCCGACCCCGACGATGACGACGACTGGGACGACAGCGAGGACGACGAGCCGGAGAAGGAGCCGGCGAAGTCCAAGAGCAAGACGTCCAAGCCGAAGTCGTCCAAGTCTTCCGGGTCAAGGAAGAAGAAGGAACCAGAACCCGAGCCGGAGCCGGAAGAGG